TCCACACTATAAACGTGAACTAGTTACTGAACTAGATGACGAGTTCAAAGACTATAGAGACTGGATGTACAAACAAGACTGGTCAACATTATCCCAACACACAATGATTAAAGAAGCTCTAGATAGACTTAGAGTGTTAGTAGAATTAATAAAAGAATGATACGCTGTTATACATTAATAGATATCACACCTACAGGGTTTACACGTAAGCCTAAAACACCTGAGGATATTATACGACGTAATCAACAGCGTAACTACGAAACATTCTTACAGTTAATATCTTTAAGAGCTCAGCCTACAGTTGAACACACACCTATTAGGATAGAAGATATTCAAATAGAAGAACACATATTTGGCAGTTACTACATGCCAAGTTTATTCCCTTACACTATATGGTGCTTTGACTTTTGCTCAGAACAAATAGAAGCCTATAGAAGCGAGGACAGTCCTGTAGGCAGTCTAATACAAGACTTTAACGGAATACCTATCATAGATGGCCTAGCAGAAACAGCCAAAATCAATAATACAATCAACACGTTAGGTGAACACACCAATACTTATTTTCAGGTAATTTAGCCGATTATGATAAATAAAAACAAGCAACTAGTTTAGGCTAGTTACAAAGCATAGATTACACAAAATAGGCACATATAGGCTACTTACTAGGCACAGCAAAGATTTAATGCTTTAATATCCTTTTGGAGAAAAAAGCGTTGAGTACTACTCAAATTGAGAAAGAAAATTTAGAAGCCCACGTAGAGTTATGTGCCGAGAGGTACGATGCGTTGGAAACTAAATTAGACACAGTTGAGCAAAAAGTAAGTTCGTTAGAACGTTCAGTAGGCGAAATCAAAGATATGATTGTACATCTTGATCGTCGACGTTCTACACAACTGATTACTTGGGCTGGCACCGCAGTTACAATGTTGATTGGTGTCATTGGTTGGTTACTAACTAAGTTTGTTTGGTAAGTCATTATGGCTATCACAGACAGAAATTATAAAAAGTTTCGTAACCTCGCTGTACAGAGCTTACAAAGTCTTTCATCAAACATAATCGTCAAAGTTAAGGACGATTTTGTCGTCTTTAGTCGTTATAAAATTTCTCCAGTTGGCGACGGGTATTTTAATTTATACCGTCATGGTACACTAGTACATGAGTTTACAAACAGTCGTAACGCTCTAGCATATTGCATACTAGAGAATCAAGCAAGGATATTAGAAGCAGAACATTTGCTAAGACAGGATAAGAGATTACAGCGTCTTGATACGGATATTGATCGTCAAAGTCAAATTATGCGTACAACAAAAGATGCTAATAGAAAAATGTTGATGGCCGACAAAGTGTTGAATAATATTGCTATTAGAAGTGATATTAAAATTAAGTTGAACGACACTATTGAATTGGCTAAATACTATCAACAAAAAGGATTCGACGATGAAACTGCAAGAACTAGCAACAAATAAAATTAAACAGGTTGGCAAACTTATGGAGAGCTACTTCAATCGTAAGGTTGACGTATCAGGTCTTTCATTAGAACAGGCTCAGAAGTTATTGGCTAAAACAACAGCATTGGTAAATGAAGTACAATCAAGCATTGATAGACACACTTCACAGAATAACCCTGCTTACTTACAAGCACTAATGATGAAAGAAGCATTAGAAGCACATGTTCAAGAAGGCACAGCAGATACAAGAAATCCATATGCTGGTGGTACAGGTGAGCAAAAGAAACATGTTGGTATGACAGCAATGGCACCAGCGGATATTGCTCCGGCAGATGAAGATGAAGAAGAAATGGAAGAAGCTAGTTGCGGTTCAAAGAAAAAACACAAGCATGAAAGTTCATGTTTAATGGCTGGTAAGAAAAAGAAAACATACGAAGCAAAACAAATTAATGAAGCAGACGTTGAAGAAGCACAGGTAACACTAGCGGCTCAAGACGTTGTTGATAGAATCCAAAAAATGTACGAAGATGTTGCAGAAATGCAATACAAGGACTTGCCTAATCTAGCACAAATGATGAAGCAAGAACTTGGTATTAACCAAACACAGGCATACTATGACGCAACAAATACAGCAATTTCAACTTTAGTACAGGCATTAGAACAGGCAAAAACAGATTTAGAAAGTGCAATGGCACCAATTACTGGCGAAGAAGTAGTTAGCCCAGACGAGTTTGCTACAGATGATGAAGCAGATTTAGATCTAGAAGCTGACGCTGACGTAGAATTAGACAGCGAAGAAGAAATCACAGACGAGCCAGAATTAGATACAGATTTAGGCAGAGAAAGACGCTAATGAAACTGTTTGAGGTATATGGTTCTGAAATGGAACTAGCGGCCTTGGTTCAGTATCTTATTAGTCGTTCAGAAGACTTAGGCACAAAAGGAAAGGTTGGAACAGAAACTTTTCTTAACATGGCAGATAATTTAGGCATTAACATTTCACTGAGCCAACTACAAAGTATGGCACAGAGAGCGCCGTTAAAGAACATGATTGCAGACGTGAGCCCACAGCATGTTAGTTTTGATCTAACATCAGCGGGTAATGCTACAATGAGTGTAGACAAAGCACGTAAAACGGTTGACTCCATGGCTAAAAGGGCAATGAAAAGGTAATCTCAACATTGACTTTTGCTATTCCATAAAGCCCTGTTTTTTAGCAGGGCTTTTTTTATGGTTGACATGGTGTATAAATAGTGTACAATAATAGTCAAGTATTATCTAAATGGAGATATAAAATAGATGGCGTACAGCGATAAGGTATTAGATCATTATGAAAACCCACGCAACGTTGGTTCGCTAGACAAAGACGATCCTAGTGTGGGAACAGGTATGGTTGGTGCTCCGGCATGCGGAGACGTAATGAAGTTACAGATCAAGGTGGAAGATGGAATTATTCAAGATGCTAAGTTTAAGACTTATGGTTGTGGTAGTGCTATCGCAAGTAGTAGTCTCGTCACAGAACTTCTCAAGGGGAAGACACTGGATGAAGCCACCGCAATTAGAAACAGCCATATCGCGGAGGAACTCGCACTTCCGCCCGTCAAGATTCATTGCTCTGTCCTTGCTGAGGATGCGATCAAATCAGCAATAAAAGATTATAAGGAAAAGAGTGGATCATAAGTTTACTTTAGACTTTAACATACTAGCCAGTCGAGAGCTAGTACAGGTCTATAGTCAGCTTAGTCAAAGTGAACGTTCAGCAATATCAAGAGAAATGTTATTACATGTTCCTATACTTGCCTGGTTAGATAAGAACATTGGTCAAATAATCGTTGATGTAGAAATTGGTTTAGAATTTATCATAGGTAACGGATGGAGACTACATAACTATATGTACGATCACGAGGTAGGAACCAAAAGTGAAATATGGTTTGAGCCTTTTGTAGATAAACAAAAAATAACTGAATTCGCTTTAAGATGGATAAAATAGATGTAATCATAATTGGTGCAGGTATAGCAGGAATACAATCTGCTTATTATATTCAAAAGAACTGTCCGCACTTATCATATAAAATATTAGAATCAAGATCTGATTTAGGTGGTACTTGGGATTTAATGAAATACCCAGGCGTTAGGTCAGACTGCGATATGTATACCTATGGATACAGTTTTAATCCTTGGCATGGCACTAGTATTGCTTCTGGCGAAGAAATTAAAGATTACATTGACCAAACTGCTGAAAGATTTGATATTAAACAACACATTAAGTTTAATCAATCAGTAAAAACATTAGACTGGATTAAAAACAGTTGGGTAGTTAATAATCAAATACAAGCAAAATATGTTATTTGTTGTACAGGTTATTATGACTATGATAATGTTAATTTACCCTCTATTGACAAACAAGAACTGTATCAAGGAACCATAGTTCATCCACAACATTGGAATAACACAGACTTCAAACATAAAGACGTTGCTATTGTTGGTAGTGGTTGTACTGCTATAACCATGCTACCTAAGATAGCTGAACAAGCAAAGTCTGTGACATTGATACAACGTAGTCCAGGATGGATAACCAGCATCGACAGTAAAGAACGTTCAACTAGACTTAAAAAAACTTTACAATCTTTAAAAAATTATTTTTATTGTAGACTATTTAAAAACAAAATAAAAGAAAAGTTTAAAGCAAATCATTATTATACTCCGGATAGGATACCTAGTTATGATGTATGGGATCAAAGAGTATGTTGTACAACAGACTGGCAATACTTTACAGCAATGAATAAACTTAATGTTAGAACAGAAACCAGCGAAATATATCAATGGAAACCTCAAGGGTTAATGCTAACAAACAATAAAATAATTAAAAGTGATATTACAATAATGGCCACTGGCTTTAATATTAAATTATTAGGCGATATAGAGATCACAGTTAACGGAAAACCTATTAATATAAACGAGTCAAGTTGGTACAAGGGAATGATGTATAGTGGAGTACCAAATTTATTTTCTATGTTTGGCTATGTTAATTTTAGTTGGACTGCTAGATGTGAATTAATTAGTAAACGTATTTCAAAAATAATCAATTATATGACTAAAAAGAAATTACAAACATGTACTCCAAAATATTTGGGCAAAACAACACCACCACCTTTACAATCAAACTATATACTTAGAGCAATGAATAAGTTTCCTCGCAAGACTTATAAATTTAGTCAGAACTATTTTAAAGAATGGATTACTTTTAAATGGTCAAAAATAAATGATGGAGCAGTAGAGTTTAAATGATTACTATAACAGATTCAGCAGTAGCAAAGATTAAAGAAATCTTAGCAGAAGAACAAGATCCTAACTTAAAAGTTAGAATGTTTGTACAAGGTGGCGGATGCTCAGGCTTTCAATATGGATTTACTCTAGATGACCAAGGTGCTCAAGAAGACGACTTTGTTATTGAAAAAGACGGTGTTGAAATACTAGTAGACGCCATGAGTAGTCAATACGTACAAGGTGCAGAAGTTGATTGGCAAGAATCAGTAACTGGCAGTCAATTTGCTATACGTAATCCTAACGCTACAACTACTTGCGGATGTGGATCTAGTTTTTCAGTATGATAACACTTACAGATCTAGCCTATGAAAAGGCCTTAAAGTCAATTCAATCTAGAGAAAACACACTAGGACTACGTGTTGGCGTACGAACAGCAGGATGTTCTGGATTGGCCTATGTTTTAGAGTTTGTTGAAGAGATTGATGAACATGACGAAGTATTTGAAATAAAAGATGTTAAAATAGTAATAGACAAGAAGAGTTTAGTTTACCTTGATGGTCTAGAAATGGATTGGAAGAAACAAGGGCTCAACGAAGGCTTTGAATTTAATAATCCAAATGCCAACGGCGAATGTGGCTGTGGCGAAAGTTTTACGGTATGATAACTAAAAAATATGATTACGCTGAACTAACCAGAGCAAGTGTAGACGGAAAACGTTTATATACATGTCCAGATGGTAACGCAGTTCCTAGTGTTACTACAATACTAGATAAAACTAAATCAAAAGAAAAACAACAAGCCTTGGCAAATTGGCGCAAATCTGTAGGTGAAGAAAAAGCAACGCAGATAGTTACAGAAGCGGCCAATAGAGGCACACGTATGCACACTTACTTAGAAAACTATGTGTTAGGCGAAGAACTAAAAGAAAGCGTCAGTAATCCTTATGCACAACAGAGTTTAGACATGGCTAAGATTGTGATCAAAGAAGGACTATGTAATGTTGATGAATATTGGGGGACTGAAGTTGCTTTATATCATCCTAAGATATATGCAGGCACAACTGACCTAGTAGGTGTACACAAAGGCGAGCCTGCTATACTTGACTTTAAACAAACTAACAAACCTAAAAAGCGTGAGTGGATTGAAGACTACTTTCTACAGTTGGCCGCATACGCAGAAGCACATAACGAAGTATACGGCACTAACATACGCAAAGGTGTTGTATTAATGTGTTCAAAGGATTACAAGTATCAAGAGTTTATATCAGAAGGCACTGAGTGGGACATGTGGCGTGACCTATGGTGGCAAAGGGTAGAAGAATACTACGTTAAACATCGATGATGGATTTATTATTTTTATTATTTCTCAAACATGTGTTTATAGATCTTGGACTACAAGCACACGCATTGTGGGGGAGATCACATGAGAAGTACCATTACTTTGGTGCAGGAGGACATTGGCACTATCTACATCATGCTATAGGAACATTTATAGTTTTCGCTTTACTTACAAATATAACCACAGCAGTTCAAGCATCAATATTAGATTATATCATACACTGGCACGTTGACTTTACTAAACACAGAGTAAACAAATGGTTAGGCTGTAGCCGTCAAGATAAATTATGGTGGTGGACAGCAACTACAGATCAAATACTACATTTCTTAACCTATTATTTCTTAATCATCTTTCTTGTCAACTAGATAAATACTATCATAATAAACGGATAGAGACTTATGGCAATCGTACAAATTTCACGTATACAACATCGTAAAGGATTACAAGAAAATTTACCTCAACTAGCAGGTGGTGAATTAGGTTGGTCTATTGATCAACGCAGACTTTATATTGGTAATGGTACCTTAGTAGAAGGCGCACCAGTTATTGGTAACACAGAAGTTCTTACAGAATTTAGTGATGTATTGAGTCTAGCAACACCATATACCTACAAAGGTGAAGCCGCAGGTTACACAGTTAAAACTAATGACCCTGCTGTTGAACGTACATTAGGTGCTAAGTTTGATGAGTTTGCCAGTGTAAAAGACTTTGGTGCTGTAGGCGATGGTGAAACTGATGACACTGCGGCAATCAATCGTGCTTTTTATGAATTATTCTGCCGTGAGAAAAATCCAGAAATTAGACGCTCACTATACTTTCCAGCAGGTGTTTACAAAGTAAGTGATACTATCCTAGTTCCACCTTATGCTAAAGTGTGGGGTGAAGGTGTTGAGTCAAGTATTATTAGAATGGCTCCAGACGATTCATCAACACCAACATTCGTTATGCGTACAACAGATAGTTTACAGCAAACAGGTGCTAACATTGGTGCTAACTCAGCAACACTACCTAAGTACATTGAAATGAGTTCAATGACTGTTGAATCAAATATTCAGAATCATATTTTATTAATTGAATCAGCAGAACAGTGTTACTTTGAATCAATGAACTTCAATGGTCCACTACAAAAATCAGATTTACAAGATGCTTCAATTGGCACTATCTGTGTTGAAGTTGAAGGAACTGCGGCCACTACACCAGAAATGATTACATTTGATAAATGTGGATTCCACGGTGCTACATATGGAGTTAAAGCAGATGCTAACTCAAATGGCTTTACATTTACTAACGGTAGATTTAGTCTATTGTTTAGAGGTGTACAGTTAGGTGAAGGAACAACAGATGTAGGCCCATTGGGATATAGAATTACACAAAACTTATTCGACGACGTTGCTGACTCAGGCATATATTTTAGAAATGTAAGTAAAAATATTTCAGCAAACAATGTATTCTTAGATGTTGCTAATACATTCAATGGCGATGGTAACCCAAGTGAATCAGTAATTCAAATTTTAGCACATGATAACGTGTCAGTTGGTGATATGTTTAGTCGTAACGATACTGATGACTTAATTCACACTAGAGTTGAAGTTGATCAATCAGTTAGAGGCATATACTTTGACAATGCTAGAGCTATTGCTTATGGTAACTATAAGCGTGAGTCAGGTCTGAGAGCAGTTATTGAAAACAATCAACCAACAGCACAGACTATTTTTACTAGACAAGAAAATGGCTTTTGCTGTTTTAAAATTGACTATTCTATTTCGAGAGGTGATGCTAAACGTATCGGTACATTAACAGTATCACTAAGCCAAGGATCAAATGCACTATCATACTACGATGACTACAATGAAAACGCAGACACAGGTGTTGTATTATCAGTAGAAGAGTCAGGTAGTAACTTCTTGTTTAAGTATACAAGTACCAACGACGTCGCAGGACACATTCACTATTCATTAACACATCTACGCTAGTCTGATGTGGCCACAAGATTTTGAAACACGGTTACGTGAATGGAGACAACTACGTCTTGATCTTCAAGACAAATCCTTAAAAGAACAACTCAACACTATTAACAACTGGTGGAGCCATGCACCTAGAGTTAATCATGTCATACATTGGAACGATCAAGATAATTGGTTGGGTCCCTGGGATCTTTTGGCAGAAAATGGCTATTGTGAACTTGCTTCTGCTTTTGGTTTAGCATATACTATACTTCTAGTTAATAAAAATGTCAATATTGAAATACAACAAGTAACAGATGAGTTTGGCAGTGACTGTACAATATTAGTAGTTAATAATGAACATATTCTTAACTGGGATATTAGTTCAGTGATAAGTAAAGAACAACAGAAATTTAAAATAAAAGACACAATAGATAATAACGTAATAAACCAATTGTTAGGATAGAAATGGCAGAGATTTTAGTTACCAAAAGGGACGGTAGAAAAGAACCCTTAATCATTGATAAATTACACAAGGTTGTAATGTGGGCTTGTGAAGGAATTACAGGCGTATCAGCAAGTGAAGTTGAAATTAAAAGCCACTTACAATTCTATGAAGGTATCAAAACAGCAGACATACAAGAAACAGTTATTAAATCCGCCGCAGATCTCATCACAGAAGAAACACCAAACTATCAATATGTAGCAGGCAGATTAATTAACTATCATATCCGTAAAGATGTTTATGGACAATTTGAACCATGGCATATCACAAAATTAATTAAACAAAATATTGATCTTGGTATGTATGATCCTGAATTGCTTGATCTATATACAGAAAAAGAATGGGACAAAATTAACGGATACATCAAACACGAGCGAGATGAATCGCTAACCTATGTTGCTATGGAACAGTTCCGTGGCAAGTATCTAGTACAAAATCGTGTTACAGGTGAACTATACGAATCACCACAGATGACTTATATGTTGATTGCGGCCACACTGTTTGGCAACTATCCTCAAGAAACAAGATTAAAGTATGTCAAAGAATACTATGACGCAATTTCAACACACCAAATATCACTACCCACTCCTGTAATGGCTGGCGTTAGAACTAGCCAAAGACAGTTTAGTTCTTGTGTGCTTATTGAAACTGATGACTCGTTAGATTCAATCAATGCTACAAGTTCAAGTATTGTTAGATACGTTTCACAGAAAGCAGGTATAGGTATTGGTGCAGGCAGAATTCGTGCTATTAAATCACCTATTAGAAAAGGTGATGCTTATCACACAGGCGTTGTACCATTCTTTAAACTTTTCCAGGCGGCGACACGCTCCTGTTCACAAGGCGGTGTTAGGAACGGAGCGGCCACTCTTTATTATCCAATTTGGCATTTAGAAGTGGAAGACTTGTTAGTGCTTAAAAACAATAAAGGTACTGACGACAATCGTGTACGTCACATGGACTATGGTATACAGTTTAACAAACTAATGTATGAAAGATTATTATCGGGTGGGGACATAACTTTATTCTCGCCACACGACGTACCTGAAATGTATGATGCTTTCTTTGCTGATCAAGACAAGTTTAAAGAACTCTACGAAACAGCAGAGCGTAATACACGTCTACGTAAAAAAACAATTAAAGCAATTGACTTGTTTAGTCAGTTTGTACAAGAGCGTAAAGACACAGGCAGAATATATTTACAA